GTTGAGCAGAAAGCTAGTGACGATAAAGTGCCGGAAGAAACTGTCTTGCAGAAATACAAGACACTTCAAGGAATGTACAACGCTGAGGTTCCTCGTCTGCACGCGCAGAACAAGGAAATGCAGCAGCGTGTTCAGCAGATGGAACAGTTGCTGGCGTCTCTTTCAGCGCAGCAAGCGGCAGTCGCTCAAGCCCCCATGCAGGTTGAGAAACTTGTAACGGATAAGGATGTTGAGGAATACGGCGAGTCGCTTGATGTGATGCGCAAAGTTACTCGTGAGGAGCTTGGCTCCGTTGCGGGTCGCATTGCACAGATTGAAAAGATGCTTAGCCAACTTCAGTCCAGTGTGGTTCCGCAGGTTCAAGCTGTCGCTCAGCGGCAGGCTGTATCGGCAGAACAGCAGTTCTGGGCTGATTTGTCTACGACTGTACCCAATTGGAGAGACGTTAACGACAACGCGGACTTCCAGTCTTGGTTGTTAGACGTTGACCCGCTGACTGGCATTAGCCGCCAAACTTACCTTGAGGATGCGCAACGGTCGCTTGATTCGCGTCGAGTTGCAAACTTCTTCCGCACTTGGCTTGAGAGTAATGGACAAGCCAATGTTGCTCAAACCCCGGCTCGCACTACTGCACCGGAACTGGAGAAGCAGGTTGCCCCCGGACGTTCTAAGAACTCCGGAACTACTTCTACTAGTAAGGCTCGCACCTATACCCCGGCTGACATCACCAAATTCTTTAACGATGTTCGGTCTGGTAAGTACAAAGGACGAGAGCAGGAACGCGACCGGTTAGAACGCGATATCTTTGCCGCACAGCGGGAGAATCGCATCCAACTTAATGCGTAATTAGAAGGAGTTTCAAATGTCTTATCCTGTTGCACCGGGCCGCCCGAATTACAGCGGCAACTTTATTCCTGAGCTTTGGTCAGGCAAGCTGATCGAGAACTTCTACGATGCTACGGTTCTCGCGGCTATCTCCAACACGGACTACGAGGGCGAGATTCGCCAGTATGGTGACACGGTTAACATCCGCACCACGCCGGAAATCACGATCCGCGACTACGTGAAGGGCCAGACCCTGACGGTTGAGAACCCGGACAAGCCGAAGATTCAGCTTGTCATCGACAAGGGCGAGTACTTTGCTTGCGTCGAAGACGATGTTGACAAGGTTCAGTCTGATATCAACCTGATGGACACTTGGACGAAGGACGCCTCTGAGCGCATGAAGATCAAGATTGATCAGCGCGTGCTCACCGATATCCTCCCCGGCATTGCTGCTACTAACAAGGGCGCGACCGCTGGTGAGCAAACTGCTTCGTTCAACCTCGGCACGACTGCTTCCCCGTTGGCCGTTACGAAGGACGGCGCTGGCGGCACGAAGTCGGTTATTGATTTGCTTGTCGATCTCGGTACGGTTCTTGACGAAGCCAACTGCCCTGAGCAGAACCGCTTTGTTGTGATCCCGGCCAAGATGGCTGGTCTCATCAAGAAGTCGGAACTGAAGGACGCTTCGCTCACGGGTGACAGCGTTTCGGTTGTGCGTAACGGCCGTCTCGGCATGGTTGATCGCTTCACACTCTACGTGAGCCACAACCTCAAGGTCGATGCGGGTGGTAAGTTCAATCTTATTGCTGGTAACAAGATGGGCTTCACGTTTGCTTCGCAGATGACGAACATGGAAACCATTCGCTCTGAGTCCACCTTTGGTAACATTGTCCGTGGTCTTCAGGTGTATGGTTACAAGGTCGTCAAGGGCGAGGCGCTGGCTCAGTCCGTCGTCACTCTCGCTTAATTGAAGGGGTAAAATAAAATGGCTGATTATACTGACTCGCTTGGTTTCAATAAGGGAAGTGCGGCGTTTCCGGCAAATGTGACGGAAGTTTCGAAATTCTCTGTTGAATTGGATTTTGCCGCGATTGTGGCTGCTCGTTCTGCCGCTGGTGCTACGGCTCTGGTCGCTGGCGATACGCTGCAAGTTATCGCTCTTCCCGCTGGTTCGGTCGTTCTTTCGGCCGGTCTGCAGGTGACGAAGGTTGAGAGCACGAACACGACTGCTACGTTTGATTTCGGTTATACCGCTGGTACTGCCGATCTCTATACGAACAATCTGGCTTCGAACGCTCTTGGCTACGGCATTGCTAACCTTGCCAATCCGACTGCCGTTACTTCGGCGGATACGATTGACTTGCTCCTCAACACGGCTGTTCCGACTGACTGCGTGGTGAATGCTTTCGCCATCGTGGCCAACGTCGCTGCCTAACTAGGGTGGGGGGCTTCGGCCCCCTTCTCTTAAGGAGAGAAATATGGGTGTTTATACTGGTATTGCCCAAGACAATGTAACCATTGAGGGAGGTACTGCTTATAACCTCAACCTTACTGGCACTGTGTCTTTGGGTGGAGTTGCGCTAACTGCTACGGCGGCAGAGATCAATGCTGCGGCGGATACGTCTACTCGTCTTGTGTCGGCTGCTGCTGCAACGCTGGCGGTAACTGTTGCCGATCACGATAGTAAAGTTGTTGTGCTCAACCGTGCTGCTGGCGTTACTGCTACGCTTCCGGCTGCGACTGGTTCTGGCGCTGTGTTCCGTTTCACGACGGGCACTGCTGTGACCAGCAACAACAACATTATTAAAGTGGCGGATAACACTGATGTGATGTCCGGTTCAATTTACGTAACGGATCAGGCCGCTGGTACGGGTACTGAATTTAGTACTACTACCACGAGTGATACGATTACGATGAACGGCAGCACATCTGGTGGTCTTGCTGGCGGCGTGCTCACGCTGATTGATGTGGCTACTAACCTGTATGCAGTTCATGGGAACATTATTGGTACGGGTGTTGAAGTTACTCCGTTCAGCGCGACTGTCTAATTGGCGGGGGGCGCAAGCCCCCTTGCCTTCTTTGGAGATCGTGAATGCCTACTAATCTTACCGGCAGTTCAGTATCGAGCACTTACGATCAACTGCTGCACGTTGACGATGGTCCGACCGCTTCCGAGAAAACGGTATACAGTGGCACTGGCGTTGCAACTGCGCTGAAGATCAGTACTGGTTCTGCTTCGGTCGATAATCTCAAACTCGATGGTAATACCATATCATCGACCGACACCAACGGGAACATTGTTCTTTCGCCGGATGGAACTGGTACGGTTAATTTTTCTAAGGCCAACATTACTGGTGGTGTTATCACTGGTGTTGGCTTGTCGGGTCTGAGTGCCGACCTTCCTATTGCCGATGGTGGTACTGGCGCGTCAACTGCTGCGGCAGCCCGCACAAATCTTGGCCTTGGCACAATTGCTACTCAGAATGCTAATGCGGTTGCTCTGACTGGTGGTTCGCTTTCTGGTGTTTCGGTTCCATTTGCGGATATTACTGGACGTAAATACGGACAGTTTTACTCAACACAGGATCAAACTCCTGCTGCCAATACACCAACTGCTCTGACGTTTAACAATTCGTCGGCATTTAATACCGGTGTCACTGTAGCATCTAGTTCTCAAATTACATACGACACTGCAGGTACATACGTAATTACTGTAAGCGTGCAGTTTGATAATAAAGATAGTACCAATCACGATGCATATATCTGGTTTCGTAAAAATGGAACCGATATTGCAGATAGTAATTCTATTACTAGCGTACCTAAATCTGCTGACGGTGGTAATGCACTCTTGCAAGTTTCAATTATAGAATCATTTACTGCTACTCAATACGTTGAAGTAGTTACGATGGTTGTAAGCGCAAACGTTGATATTGAGCATGTTGCAGCAGCAGTTGGACCTCCTGCATATCCTGCAGTTCCGTCTGTAATTCTTATAACTGATAGGATCGGCTAATGGCTAAGTCACCAGCGTGGCAACGTAAGGAAGGCAAAGACCCAAAGGGCGGACTTAACGCCAAGGGGCGTGCCTCATACAACCGGGCTAATCCCGGCAAGCCGGGACTTAAACCACCGCAGCCTCAAGGCGGTCCTCGTCGTGATTCCTTCTGTGCGCGCATGAAAGGAATGAAGAAAAAACTGACGAGTGCTAAGACTGCTAACGATCCGAACAGTCGTATCAATAAATCGCTTCGTGCGTGGAACTGCTGATATGGCTAAGTCTACGCCGAACAATAAAGCTCTTTGGTCACGAGTGAAGTCCACGGCCAAGAGTAAGTTTGATGTTTATCCCAGTGCATATGCAAATGCGTGGGCAGCGAAAGAGTACAAGAAGCGAGGGGGCACTTGGTCTGGCGCAGATAACAGGGTGCGTCGTGGCAAGTAAGGGGGGTCTAGGTAAATGGTTTGGAGAGAAATGGGTCGATATCAAAACGGGTAAACCGTGCGGTCGATCTGGTTCTGAAAAGTCCAAGCGTAGTTATCCCGCTTGTCGTCCAGCGAAAGCCGCTGGTCGGATGACATCCGCTGAGAAGCGGTCGATGGCAAGTAGGAAGACCAGTCCGGCAAGACAGTCTTGGCCGGTGTCACCTTCAGGAAAGAGGAAGTAATCATCCCTCAGATCGGAAGAGCACA